TAAATTATACGCTTGTAATGTGCTTTTAATAGAACTTCTGTTATAACAACATTTCCTTTATTTTCTTTTGATAAATATTTTTTTAATTGTTTTTCAACTAATTTATAAGTATCTTTACTTACTTCTATTGTTTCCATATATTAATTATTAAAATCTTCTAATATAACCTTAGCTCGTTCGTTTGTAATATCTTCTAACTTTTTAATCCTTACTCCGCTTGTAGACTCTATAAGCTCTATGGCTTCTTTTTCGTTCTTAGCTCCTGCATTTCTTAGTGTTACCCTTAAAATGTTAATATAAGATATAGCTTTCTTTTCTTCTCCTTCACCAAGCTCCTCAGCACTACACATTCCTATATTATTGTAGAACCTTAATGCTCTTGCTATTGCTCTTGTTTCAGCCATTCTAATCTTGTGAGGTAATATCATTTTACCTACATTGTTATCATCAGCATCTCCTATCCCTTGATAAGTTCCTCTCTCTCCTTTAACAGTAGCCTGTATTATTAAAGGTTCTGTATTTATTATCTTAGTGTATATTTCTTTGCCTCCGTTCTCGTGGAAAAGCGAGAGTAGTCCTTCAAATTTTATAAACTCCTTACCACTAATTGAAAGTATAAATTTCTTATCAATCATATTTATATTTTATTTAATAAGTTCTTGAGCTTGGTCTTGAGCATCCATCTTGGACATCTCTAATTTTTCTTCTACACCTATATCTGTTAACATTATCTTAATCATCTTCTCGTTCTCATCTACAATATCTTCTATAAGTCTTGATGCCTGCCAAACATCAAAGTCGTTTATCATATCATTTATTATTTCGTCTCTATTATCTACTAGCTTAGGGTATTTTTTATTTTGTTGTGGCATATCGTCATAGAAGTCTGTCCACTTAATATGGTGTAAGATATAGTATCTTTGGTTGTCTGACATTTTTTTCATATTTTTAAAATGGTACATAGCTTAAATTATTTCCTTTACAATATTCTGGGTGTAGTGGACTTCCCTCGCTTGGGTCTGTTATCTCGCTTGGGTCTCCGTAGGTTAGTTGTTCAATGATGAATAACATTTTCTCATTCTCTATTTTCATTCTCTTTAGAGCATTGATATACTCTTGTCCTGCTTTTTCTAATTTGTTCATATAATTTATTTTAATACTTATAATTAGTATTATACGCTAAACAGCCAATCTGTCAACACCTAAAAAACCCCATAAAATAGGGGTTTAATTGATAGCACTTTTAAATTGTTAAAGTTATCCACAGGTTAAATCTTCTATAACTTTCTCATAATAAGGGATACTTGTCTTTACTATCTCCTCTTTCTTAGACTTTAATCTGTTAAGCCATTCCTCACCTTTAACTTCATTTACCTTGTTATGTATTCTTGGGTCACCATTATGATGCCTAAAATGATCCCCCACACAAATTGGTATTAAATTGTCCCAATCATATCTTAAAGCCGAAGCCATAGACTTTGGGTAGTAATGATGTAGGCACGACATAGGCTTTCCACACACTAAACAATACTCGTATCTTCTTCTTCCCTCCTCCTGGAGTAATCTATCAGCTTTTTTTTGCAAACTTCTTTTCTTATTCATACTATAATTATAACATATATGGTATAATAATAATAGTTAAGGAATGTTCTTTTAAAACTTTGGGGGTGAAAGATGAAAGAGTACATTAGAGGTTTCACAATTTTCGCATTAATTTTTATTTTGTTCTTAACATTTTTAACCATTAAACTTATAGGAGGGTTATATGGGAGACTTAATAAAAACCGCAATGGCGGCACTACTATTAAAAACATATCTTCTGTTAATGGACTTCAACGAACTAAGAGCGGAGTTCTCCGATTGGAGAGAAAGAAAAAAAGAATTTCATTGCAGGGAATGTGGTTGCGTTATCGACAGAGGAACAGGCGTAATAATAAAAGGAACTGGTTATTACTACTGCCAAGAATGTATCAGAAAAAAGATATAAACAAACCATACATGCCAACCTTTTTAAGAGGTCCAAAATGATGACCTGCGAATTGTGTGGTTGTGAAACAAACTGTATCTGGCACGAAATAACTGTAACTGGCGACTTAGTAAAAGTCTGCTATCAATGTAGACAAACCTATCAATGCAAAGGAGTAAAAAATGACTTACGGACTTTGCCCAGCGTGCAAGGAGATGAGGTATCTAACTAGACACCATTTATTTCCCAAGCGATTCTTCCACAAACAGAAAAGACCACCGACACTATTCTTATGTAGAGAATGCCACAACGAACTTGAGAGGAGCATACCTTATAATGAAAAACTTTATAAGAGGGACTATTTGCAAATTGCAAGAGCTTTCCTTATAAAGAAACAATCCCATATAGGAGGGGTAGAAAATGAACGCAATAGAAATGCAAATGATCGCACTTTTCGAAATGGAAGCAAAGCCAATCGCTAAAAAATACAATCTTAAACTGGTGATTGACTGGAATGAAATAACTGTTAACTTTATAACTTTAAAGGAGATGCCAAAAAAAGAACTGTTAATGTTTATGACAGAAATAACTGCGGTATTTCAAAAGTATCCAATTTTCCAACAAGCGTAAGGGGGAAGCAATGGCAGTACAATGTTTAAACTGTGGGGGAATGATAACCGAAGAAAATGGATATTATAAATGTCCAACGTGCGGAGCTATATTTCACAAAGTAATCTTTAAAAACAAAGAAGAAACTTCTGAGGAAAACCCCGAAGAAATCGACAACAGAGGATGTGCATAATCTGCACGGACTCTAAAAGGAGGCTTTTAACCAAGGTCTCCTTTAAATTCACAAAAAAATCACAAAAAGTTATCCACAGGCAATTTTCCATTTTTTAATAGTAAGTTATCCACAGGCTCAAAATTTTCCCATTTTTCTTGGTGTTTGTTTTTAAAAGAGACTATGCTATACTTAATATATAAGATGATCAAACGACAACCGACGGTGATGATTAAGAACCACAAGACCTAGACTAAATTCTAGGAGTGGGAATAGGGATAAGAGAAAGAACAAACTTAATCACCAGAGGGAAGAAGTGAAGGGAGTCTTATAGTATACTAATAGTTAACCAATAAATATGAGAGATCAATTAACACTAATAAGAATAACGGAAAGCACTAAGAAAAGAATTAAAAAATTGGCGGACAAGAAAGGTCTGAAACAAGTAACTGTTTTGGAATACTTACTGAAAGGGGTAATACAAATAAAAGAACTCTAATTAGTAACATAAAATATATGGATTTGACTATGCAAAATCAAACCTATAATAAACACGCCAAGTTTAAATTCTCTAATCTGCCAGTAAGGGTTTATTGGATGGATATTTCAAGGAGAGAGGGTAAGGACAGGAAAGCCTTTTGTGAGAGGTGCGGTAGGGGAATGGGTAAAGACTACATTTACCAAGAGCTTATTAACTTTAAAGGTCATAAAATATGCCCTGATTGCCACGAAGATAAATTAAAAGGTTATAGAAACTACATAGACATCGAAGATTATAAAGAGGAAACAAAAAGACCAAGGGGGTATATTCCTGTAAATAATAGAATATGAGAGAACCAATTAAAATTAAGTTAAATAGATTTTTAGGCAATATATTAATGGATATAGAATGTTATTGTGATAAAAAGATATTTGAAAAAGGTAGTAATAAAATATTAAACAAGACAAAAGACTGGGCTTGTGAAAACAGTAATATAAATTGGCAAATAAGATGTGATTATATTGAGGATTATTATGGTGAGCAATCACAAACAATAGAAAATATATCAGTAAAGTTATGGCAACAACTTACTTACAATGGAACTGGTAAGTTTAAAAAGTTTTATAAATATAAATTAAAATAATATGGATTACTTTTTAACAATTACAGGGAAGTCCGCCATAGAGAGTGAGCTTAACCCTGAAAAAGAGATCAGCGTTGCTTTTAAAAGGCTAGGCATCTATAAGACAGAACTTACAGAAGATAGTATTACTTATAAGGCAAAGAACTTAGATTACTTGACAATTATTGATGGAGATGATGTAATTAAGGGACAACCTAAAAAATCCTCACCCTCTCAAGTGTTAAGATTTAAGCTAAGAGATTTATGGGAGCAACAGTATATGGGAGATGGAGAGTTTGACACTTTCTATAATAAGAAGATGTCAGAGTATATTGACGAGGTTGATAAAAAACTAATTTAGTTATGTTAAATAAAAAAGAAATTAAATTATTAAAGTTATTAAAAAAAGCGAGGTTAGAACTTATTAATGATTTGGATAGAGAGCCATTAAAAGAAGAAGTTTTAACTTATATACAAAACGATGTTGACAAAAGTATAGAATCCACCCATATATGGAGGCTATATTTATATATATGGAATAATAATTGAAAAAGTTTAATTATTAATTTTATCAGATTTGACATTATTTTATATTTTGGTATAATAATAATAAGTTAGTGATCACATTATAGAAAGAGTTAGCACTCAGTTAATTGTTGAAGCAATTAATATAGACGAGTGCTTTCTCTCAGGCGTAAGACACTGTTTATCAGCGTTTAACAGTGTGCCACAGTAGAGTTACTATCAATATCAATTATATTTAACTTAAAAACTATGACAAAATGGATTTCAGTTCTTGATTATTCAAGAAAACACAATATTAATAGGTCTAAACTCTACTTTCAGATGTGGAGAGGGATAGCTAAGTTTGAGTGGAGAAAAAAAGAGATTATGAAGGAGTATTATCAAATTAAAGACGAATAAAATGCCAAAGTGTTTTTATTGTGGAGATGACTCTAATACAAAAGACCACGTCATACCAGTAAGCTATTATTATAATGGTAAAAGAAGTGGTCGGCACTTAACCGCTATATACGGAAAAGAAAATTTAGTTGATTGTTGTAGAGAATGTAATTGTATAGCTTCTAATAAAGTATTTGATGATAGATATAAGAAAAAGGATCATATCCAAGAAAGGTTAAAAGAAAAGTACAAGAGAATAATAAATATGCCTTTTTGGTCTGATGAAGAAGTTAAGGAAATGGGGTATAAGTTCAGAAAGGAAATAAAAATACAGCAACTTGCTAGGAAGTGGATTTTAAACAGAATAGATTATCCTAATGAAATCTATCCGAATGTTTTATTAAATAGAGAACTGGCTAATTTTATAAATAACGAGTTATAGCGAAAAACCCCCTTAATTAAAAGAGGGCTTTAAACGAACGCTAGTCTATCTAATCTTACTTAGATTAACTTTTAAGTTCCTAGTTTTAAGATTTCCAGTATTTACTTTCGTTTTTTTAATATTCAATTTATTCAAATTTACCTTGAACCCTTTAGTGGGTTTTTTTTCTTTCTCTGTATCAATGTAATATTCACTCCATCCCATTAATTGTTTAATACCTTTTTCATAATTTTCTCTGTAAAGACTTTCAATAATATCATAGGTATATTCAAGAGGTAATCCTGATAGACCAGTTCCAGCACTACTGAGTGCGTCTAGGGCGGTATAAAATTCTTCACTTCCTATATCATTAAAGTCAAGGTTGTTCATTATCTTTAATATATCATCAGCTACATCTTGGATTGGTACTTCTGAATCCCAGATCCTCATTCCCAAGACGTGCCTAATCATACTGTCTACAACATCGCCAGCTATAAATAGACCATTAATACTTCCTAAAAGACCAGCTCTTAAATAATCTTTACGATCATCTTCATCCCAGCCACCTAAGTTAGAAACATATTGGAAGAAAATTGGCAAAAGAACGTGATATATAAACAAGGTTTTACTAACCTTCCTAAGATTTTTAGGAGTAAATCCATCCTTACGGAACATTGACTTAACTGCGTTTGCTTCTTTTTGTAGATAAGCTCTTTGAGATGACTTAAACATTGTAAACAATTTTGCAAAAGTTCCAGCTAGTTGTACATTAGATAACCTTGAAACATCGGCGGACTGTTGGGTTTCAGAAGCAAATTCTTCATATTCACTAATAATATCATTAAGTTTAAATCCTTGTTTAAGACGACTTCTTCTCATAGACCAAGATCCTAAAAGGATAGCTCCCTTATCTCCAAGTTTTACATTTATCATTAACTTATTAGCAAGGTTCTGTTTCTTCTTGTATCTTTCAAAGACTCCTTCACTTATAGCTTCTCTAATATCTCTCTCCATTCCTTCACCACGAGTTTTAATAAAGGCACTTTCATTACTTAAAGTTTTGTAGTTCTTTATGGGGTTTCTAACAAAATCTAATATTCCAATAGTAAGGTCTATCGGACCAATTTCTTCTAAATAAGCAAGAGTAGACACCAACTGTTTAACCGCTAGGGCGGGTTTGGCTGCTAAATTACCGATAACATAATTCTTTCTTAGGTTGTCTATCCATCCAACTTTCAATGATGTTTTATTTCCGTTCTGGGCTATGTCTTGTAATTTCCTGTCTATTGCTTTCAAATAACTATCAGGCATTTCTTGTTTAACAGAACTTCTTACTTTAGGATCGGTAAAGATAGAGTCTAGTTCTCTAATAGTTTCAGACCAAGCTATAAAATAGTTCATCTCTGAAAGATGTTTATCTAATGCTTTTAAACTACCCTGTTTTTCAATAGGATGTAGATTAGCTACACGGGAGAATAAAGATTTATTAGTTACTGCGGTTCTATAAAATGCTTCTTCTAAAAATTCAGTATTACCAGCTTCCTGTTTTACTCCCGATCTTCTGATAGGAGAATAGAACTCATTAAAGGGTAAGTTGACTCCATAGATATTAGAATAAACTTTATTCACTTCATTATATAATTGCTTATAATAATCTAATTGCCAGTTAGCAAAAGCCTTATCTTGCGGTGTCATTGCCTTCTCAATGGCTTCAAAGGTTTTTTCTGTATACCCGTTACCCTCTACAAAACTGTCTCTTAAACTAGGGTCTTGAATTTCCATCCATCTCTTTACTACTTCATCACGTGTCATCTGTATTCCATTTATGTTCAGTATCTCTTTAGTAAGTTTAACGGTTTGTTTAAAAATGCTATTTGGACTGTTTTTTATACCATAGATCTTGGATATGTTTTCGTTAAAAGTTTCTATATATCTTACTTGAAGTTGTTTATATTTACTTTCATTCTTAACTACACTAAAGAAATCAGCCAAGTCTTTTTCTTTAACAGAAGTATTAAAGTCAAGCCCAGTCATCAATCCTCTCCAAGATAGAATGGTATTTTTTCCAACACCTTTAAGATATTGTTTAACATTTTCAATAGTTGTTTTTTTTCTTGGTTCACCTCTTAAACGGTTCTCCTCTATTCCTTTACCACCAGTTATTCTCTCTATTAAGAAGCCCTTTTTCCTGTCTAATTCTTCTTTGTTATTAAACTTTTTAAGAGCATTATCCAGTTCACCTTTCTCTATAATTTTATTTACAATGTCAAGCAACTGTTGCTTTTCTTGGTTCGTTCCTGTAAGTAAAGATAATATTTTATTCTCCAATGCTATCTCTGCTGGCATTTTTTGTGCGTATTGTTTAAGGTTACTCTCTATTTTTTCTCTAGCTTGTTTTTGATTAAGCGTAATAAGGCTTCTAACTTTATCCAAAGACTCTTGAACCTCGGCTGTATATTTACCTTTTGGTTTTTTACCAGTTACTATTGTTTTCTTAGCAACCTTTTGTATCTTAGCAAGTAAAGTTCTGCCTTGACTTTCCTCTGCTAGGCGTTCTATATATGCCACTCCTTTAGCAAGGTTTTTTTTAGTTTTAGCATTTTTAACTTGGCTTAGTAATTTTCCTCTTTCTCTTAGTTCAAGATATTCTTTAGCGTAACTTATTAAATCTTTTTTAACCTCTTTAATATTTTCTTCTTTAGCTTTATATTTTTTAACAATATTACTTATAGCTTCTTTCTTTTCTGCCCTAATTGTAATCCTTACTTTTTCAGCTCCTGATAATGCTCTAGGTTTTTTAACTCCTTTATCCCATAGTTGTTTAAGTTGGGATTTGGTTTTTATGTTTTCAGATTTAAATATAACTGTTTCTATTGCATCTCCACCCCTGTTTATTACTACACCATCATAGCCTAGTTCTTCTACGTGCGATGTAAATTGATTAACCTGTCCTCTTACTGGTCTGATAATTCCATTAGTTTCTTTTATTAAGGCATTTTCACTCATATTCAATAAATCAGCCATTTCTTTTACACTTTTTATTTTATTTATTTCAAAAAGATTATTAGAGGTTGGGTATGCTTCAATAACATTTTTAGCCAATCTTCCTTTTGGTGCAATTTCAGCAAATGCCTTTGTATTACCAAAATAAAAACCTCTACCGTACAAACCCTCATCTGTGGCTGAACCAATTTTGCTTTCATCAAAAACATCAAATTTTGCATTTGTTCCGTGATATAGTGGTTCACCTTTGTTATCAACAAACTCTTCAAAACTCTTACCTTCTGCTTTAGCTTTGGATATATCGTCTGATATTGAAGCTCTGTAATCAACAAAACCTTCTTGATTTTCAGCTATCTTTTTAAGTTGTTCTTTAAGTTCCTGTGAGGTTATTATTGTATTACCACCACCGAATAACATACCAGCTCCACCACCAGCTATTAAAGATTCCATTGTATTATCAAACAGTCCCCTATTCTGGTCTATCTCCATTAAGAAGGCGTTAAGAACTATCTCTTGAACAGCCTCAGTTGAACCCTCTGTTATTCCTTGCTTAGCCATTTCCTTAGCGACTCTTTTAAATATATTTTGAGTAAGTTTTTTACCAGCCTTAGTTCTATTAAGTATCCTTCCTACTGGTAGATATTCTAATATACCATTTATATTACCAACATATTGGGAGATTCTATTTGCTTCAGTTGGACTTGCACCGTATCTTCTTGCTTCATCATACGCAGCTCCACCTTCTAATTGTTTAGCAAAAGTAAAACCAGCGATAGCTCCGCCAGTTGGTCCAGCTGCTAATGTTCCTAAAACAGATGTCATTATAGTCCCACCTATACTTGGTATTGCTCCACTTATAAGTCTTGCATAGTAAGATGGAGTTCCTTTATATTTTTCTGATTGTGGTTCTTGCCATTCAGGATTCTGCATTATTACTTCTTTAAATCTATCGGAAATTCTTGCTCCTCTGTTTACTAATTCTCTACTATTTATAGTATAGCCTAAACTTTCCAAGCTACTACCTAAAGCGGATAGGTTATTAACTGTTGAAAATTTAATTGAGTCTACTATTTGACCTATTATATTAGGTTCTTTATATCCGTCTGGTAATTTTTCAGCTGATCTTAATATTTTTCTTTGTCTTTTTTCCCACTCCTCTGTATAAAAAGATTTAGTTGCAAAAACATCTCTGGCTTTTCCTAGTTCTGAAACAGTTGGTAGAGTTGGTTTTTCTATTATCTTGTTCTCTTTAATACTAAAAACACCGCCTTCTGGTAAGGCTATTTCTCCAATTTTTTCACCCTTTCTAATAGAGGTTAAAGTGGTTTGTAGTGGTCCTTTTTTAACTATTATATCTTTCTGCATTTTATAGCCCTTTTCGTTGGCTATTCCCTCTCCGAAAACTTTATCCGCTGTCTTTACCTTCGGCTTATCCTCTGGTTTTTGTAGGTTCTCTGTAATTTTAGGAATAGTAGAAGCTGGGGTGGTCTCTGAAGTTCTTTCTTTTCTCGGAGCAATAAAGTTTGTACCTTGATTTATTTCTTCTTTTGAAAAGCCAAGATTGCTTTTATCTGTAAAAACATTCTTCTTTTTCTTTTTGGGCTTTCCGCCAAATGCACTAAAATCTAAAGCCATATTATTCTATTAATTTTTTAATGTAGTTTTTGATGTCAGCACTCCCTGTTTTAAAAGCACTAGAGACGCCAGCTTGATCAGCCATTTCTTTTAATTCTTTTTTTGTATAATCTTTTAGAAGTTCTGTGTAGATTTCATCAACTGTTTTTCCAGCTGTATTAAGGTCTCTGGCTATATCGTCAATGGTTTTAAAGATTCCCATTTCATCTGCTCTTTTAATTAATTGGTCTCTAATAGCTGCTGGGATTTTAGTAATATTAAAGTTGCCCTCATCATCTGTTGCACTAGATATATATAATTGAACCTCGCTATCACTTAGTTCGTCTGGTTTTTGTGAAGCATTAATTATAGTTTCTATCTCTGTTTTACTTAACTTTAGCTCTTTATTATTAACCTTTTTCAATAACTCTGACAAAAGTTCCTCAGGCGTTGCGTTAGGATTATCTGCTACAAACTGTTGAGCTACACCCCAGTCATCACCAGTAAGTCCACCAGCAGGATCATTACTTCCGCTAGTTGGTTTGTACATTGGCACAGTAATTCCCATTTCCATAGCTTCAGCTCTCGTTGTACCGAAAGGCACTCCAAGAGACTTAGACTCTGCTACACTTAAAAAATCTTCCTCTACTGCTTCATTTGGTCTTAGATAAATCTTTCCGTTAGCTGGGTCTTTAAAGAAGAACTGGTTAAATGTTGATGCCACAACACCAAATTCTTTAACTGCATTGTCATAAGCATCTCCGTCTAAATAAGTAAATCCTTCTAGTCTTAGGTTTCTTTCGTAATCAATCTCTTGTTGGTATCTTTCCCTTTCTTCATCTTTCCATCCCTTTTGGACTTGTAAATAATCTAGTTTAAGAGTTTGTGCTTCATACCAGTCGTCTGCTGTTTCCTTTACAATTTCGTTTGCCCTCTTATAATTACCTTGAGCTATTTGAACATCAACTAAGGCGTTATTATAGCTCTGTTGAGTTATCATTAGGTCAAGTTTCTGTTCTCTTGATAATTTGTTTAATTCTCCCTGTCCATGAGATGCCAATAACGGCTTCCCTCTAATAATATCCTCCTCTTTAATATCTTCTATCTGTTGTGTTTGTATTTTAGTTCTAAGGTCGTTAGCAAGTGTTTCAGCTGTTGTTATTGCATCTGATTTTTCGTCTAGTCCTACTTCCTCTGCTGCATCTGACTTTACATCTGCTTTCCCAGTTAATAAACCTTGCATTGTTTCGTCAATCTGATCTATTATACTTTTAGGTTTTTCATCTTCTCCTTCGTCCAGCGTTTCAGTATCTTCCATCGCATAATTTGGAGCTAAATCTCCTAATCCATATTTATCTACAAGACTTCTTACAGTAGATTTATCAGCCATTTCTACTACTTCTTCGGGTGTTGCGTTCCTTCCTTCTGTATATCTAAAAATTCCATCTAGGAAAGCCTTATTAGCCATTTTATCCATTACCCCTTCTTCAGCTAAAGAAGTTTCAATCTTTGTTTTTATTTCTTCTTTTTTATATACTGGTTGCTCTGGTTCTGTCATTTCTGGAGCTGTTACATCAGGGTTAATAACCGCTGGGTCTGTAACGATTGGTGTTGCGTTAGGGTCTGGTGCGGTCGTATCAGGGCTTGTTGTTTCCCAACCTTGATTTGACCAGTAAGTATCATAATCATTTTGTGGAACTAAATTTTTCGTTCCATTTTTCTGTATCTCTACATTTGCCATATTATTTTTAAGTTAAAGCACTATAAGACCAAGTTCCGTCAAGATAGACGTAGAGCCTGATAGTAGCACCGTTTTTATATAAAACTATTTGTTCGTTAAATGTTTTTGGAGTGTATGTAGGGGCGGTATCAACTGCTTGTTTAATCTTAGACTCAATTATATTTTGAGTATTAAGATGTGCTAACTGTTGCTTATCGCTTATTCCTATTGGATTTTCTCCTTTTAATTTTGGTATTTTAATAGACATTTATACTATTTACATCCAAGGGGTAATTTCCTTCCATTACTACCTCGATGAATAATTTATCTGAATAAAAGTTGTCGATTTCAAAGTTAAGCTCGTTTGGTATTTTATTATTAGTTACTGTTTCTTTTTTTGATAATTTTAAGTTTTGTAATATTATATTTTGAGTGTCCGTTATAGCCGTTGACAAAGCTGGGCTTACTGTAAGTTCTTCTGTAGACTCACCAGCATTAGCCATTGCTGTTATATATGTCATTTCGCCAGATGAATCTTCATCAAGAATTAGCACTTTGCCACCTAGAGTGCCAGAAGTTGAAGCTCCCTGTGTATTATATAATTTAGTAGTTGTACTAGCTGAACTTATTTGAGCGTATTTATGTAAAGCATCTTTACCGTCTCCATAATTAACAGTTACATCTACGGTAGCATCTTGATTGAAATTGGCATCAACTTGTGGAGAAAGGTTTAATCCTATCATACTAATTTTCATTGGTTCGGGAAGTTTAACGTAATAAATAAAACTTGTTCTTTCAGCACCTTGGTCTAAATCTATTGCATTTATTGAATATTTACCATCAGTTATTTGCTGTGAAACATAAACTCTATTTTCATTAGTCATTGGATATATAGCAAGACTTTTCCCCCTATATCCATAATAATTTCCGCTCCCTATCATTGGTATATAGTTCCATCCACTTTCAGGATAATAAACTAAAGTACCAACTCTTAATCTTTGATAATTTATACTATTACAACTTATTAATATTTTATCATCTAAAACACACATTGAATTTGGGTTTGTTGCTATGGTATAATCATATCCTCTCCCGATTGGATAAGACGATATTTTTTGGAGTTGATAACCGTCTGTAAAGTAAATAGTATTTCTAACTAAAACTACCCACCCAGTTTTGTATGCCTTAATAGAACTAGGAAGCTCGTCTAATACTATTTCGTTTAACCAAAAATCACTATACCCATCCCATAGCATAAGTTTACCCCTATTTTTATATTCCCCTCCTAATAATAATTTATCAGCATTAATATCCATACACATTCCTTGTGTATTATATGGAAGTTGTTTAAAATCCTCTATTAAAACATCGGTCTTGGTACTTTCCCAAGTTGTTTGGTCTACTGGCATTTGTCCTAGATAATTACCGTTTAATAAATAGTAGTAGTCTCCAAATAATACCATTGTTCTATGCCAAGAAATGGTAGATGCTTCTTGACCATAAAATTGATCAGAAGTTATGCTACCGAAATAATCAAAAGCATCGTCTACAAAAGCGTGAAATTCATCACCAATAGAGTTTTCAGTTCCAGCGGTGAAAACCATTGTATCGTTTGCTGATGTAGTAGTATCGAAACTAGCTATTTCGTATTCTTCTTTATTTTCAATATTATATATCTTGTCTCCCACAGCCAATCCTAAATCATCTTTCATATCTCTATTTTCATTATCCACTATCTGAGTTGTACTACTACCAGTTTTACAAGTTCCATACCAACCTATGCCTAGCGTATCAGCGTTTGTATAAAGTATATCTCCTTGAGTAGTTACTAGAATATCAGGATATGATGTTGCCGTTTGACCTGAGTCGTGTATTTCTCCCTGAGAAGTGCTTGGTGTAGATAAAGTATTCCACATAAATATTCTGCTAGAACCAAGCCCAACCATATATTTATTATCATCTCCTACTGCTATACCGTGGATTGCATTAATATCTGCCAAATTAGTAAATCTTGTATCGTCAGAGTCAATTCGTGTATATGAATCGCCACTTCCGTTCATAACGCTTTGTCCGCCTATCTTTTTAGGAGCGCAACTCTCAGCCCAAACAATACCGTTATCTCCCATTCCTGCAAAATTGTCTATTGTTAATTTTGGTTTCATATTTTAACTTTTAAATGGAATATAACCTTTTAAATAATCATCTTTCTTGCAAAATCCCCATATAAGAAAGAATGCAGGATTAGTAACATCTTCAAAAGACCAGCCCCCATAAACTAGAGCATTAATAAATTCTGTATTATATACCTTTCTTATTAACCCTCTTTTATTTAATTGTCTGTGTAGCCAAGGGTTTTTAAACCTCATCTTAAATTCTGCAAACCAGTTCTGTTTTCTTCCGTATCTATGATAGGCACTAGACTTATCCCAATTCTTTTCAAAGAATGGAGCTGGGTCTATTGCTCCTTTAAATCCGTTATCTTTATTAATAGTAGCACCGTTATAAATCTCCTTGAGTCCAAAATGTAAATGGCTTCCAGTTGTGTATTTACCAGTATTATCTCCTGTGGCTATTCTTTGTCCGCACTTTACTTTATCTCCTCTTTTAACTTCACATTTTTGAAGATGATAATAAATAGTTTTAATGCCCTCTCCTCTAAGAGTGGAGCATATATAAATACCAACACCACCTCCGCTATCCTTTCTGGCTCTAGTTACAACGCCATCGTGAGCAGCATAAACAGGGCAACCAGTATGAAGTTGAAAATCAATACCGTTATGTCCTTCTAAGCCAAGGGCTGTGTAAAAATCTACATAACTAACTCCAAAAGGTTGAGTTACTATAATGTCTTTTAAAGGTAATTCCATATTTATTTGTTATTTTTAAATGTTTTTCTATCTCCCCACTCACTTTTTTTCCCTTTATTCCAGCTAGAAGTAGGTGTTAACCAACCCACGACTCTGGAATATACAGAACACTCTTGTCTATTTTTGTCTTTTGACATATCTATTTAAATAATAATTAGCTTTTTCTAAATCTTCCAAACCGTTCTTAAATTTATATCTAGCTATATATTTTACTACATTAGCCAAGTGATAAGGTAAATCCCAGTCCTCTATAACATCTAATGGCTCGTATTTATATTGGTTATAGTGTTTTGGTTTTGTTATAATATTATATTTCATCCTTTATAAAGTTTACCATTCCAAATACACACTCCGTCTATTATCGATGTTATATATAAATTAAAGTTTCCATTGTCTTGAAAATATCCGACTGAAAATCCTTGTACCCAGCTACTACTTTTGTTTTCAATGTAGGGCTGGTCTAATTGACAAGCACAAGGCATAGAATAGCCTGAATGAACTTTATTATTAGCCTTGGTATTGACTGTTTTGACATCATAAGTGTGAAGATGTCCGTATAAAATTGATTTACCATATTCTCTGACGTGTCTTTCGGCGTGATTTTTACCATGAAATTCTCCGTGTGTTAAATAAAGTTTTCCTATCTTGTGGCACTCGTTATATCTTTTAAAACTTGCCTCTGGGAATAGGCGTTTAAGATTTATCTTCTCGACATAATCTTTGTGTTTATCTGGGTGGCATTTTTTTTCTATCCTGTATAAAAAATCTTCTACTCTCCTGCCATCGTGGTTTCCTAGTGTCCACAAGATGTTCCCTTTTGGAACAAGTTTAATTAGTGGAAGGAAATAATCTTGTCTAAACCCCTCTATCTCTCTTAATGTTTCAAAGAACCCATCCTCGTGATCCGTTATTGAAAACTTTGAAATTCCGTCAGCATTGAAACAATCTCCTAAGAATACTAGATAATCAGGCTTTTCGTCTTTGAGTATTCTCTTAATGATCTCAAATACTTTTTTATCATAGAGTGGGTAATGCACGTCTGCGATAAATAATGCTTTTTTCATAGTTTATTTTGTTAGTATAAAAACTATCAAACTCCCACATATAGTCATTAAACTTGATATTAGAACCATTAAAAACCAACTTGGTCTTGCTAAAAGTTTTTCTTTTATTTCTTTTACTTCCAAGCAAGTATCTTGTGCTAAATGATGCAATGTTTCATACCCTTGTTCTAGCAACGACACTCTTTCTTTTATGTCCTTTTCCATAGTTATTTAGTTATAGTTTTCTATTAATCTTTGCTGATAATGTTATTCCAAGAATAGCACCGAATAGAACTACGACCGCTTGGTCTTGTTCTGGACTTGTATTTATAATATTGAAAACCTTTAGCACAGCATATCCAGCTAAGAATACACTAACAATATAAGTTTTCCTCCCCATTAATAGGTCTCTTAATTTTTCCATTATTTTTTATCTAAGTTAGTAAATGTTGTTGAGTTAACAGGCTCGTTAGTAAAGGCTGTTGAGTTAACTGCATCGTTAGTCCAGGGGCTTCCGTCATAATAAAAGGATATATCTTGCCCTGTTAGGGTGAACGCTCCGTAACCAGCTATCATTGAATAAGACTTACCGAAGTTAACGTCTTGACCAGTAAGAACAAAACTTCCATAATCAGCCACTAATTTTCTAGTTGCTCTAAAGTTCACATCCTGACCTGTAAGAGCAAAGCTTCCATATTCGGCTATCATCCCATAGCCCATTTTAAAGTCTACGTCTTGACCTGTAAGAGTGAAACTTCCTTGTTCTGCTTCTATATATAATCCTCTAAGTAGGTTTATATCCTGCCCTGTTAGTGTGAAAGAGCCTTGTTCGGCTATCATTGTGTATCCTACTGCACTCGCTGTATAAAAAGTGCTGACATCGCTTTGGTTATTGTATTCTGTGGCTATCCAATCTGATGATAATACTTCTTTTATTATACGAAACTCATCAATAATACCATCAAAGAACCTTTGTATAGGAGTTAAATCTCCTGCTCCTACAAGAAGGGCAGTAGCACTTGCTAAGCTTGCTGTTGTTGTATCTGTTACAGGAGTTGCATCACTTGAACTATCTAAATATACATAAAGTTTATCTTCACTAACATCTCTAACAAATGTGAATTTGTGCCACTCGCCATCATTTACGGCTGTTCCACCTGTAATTTCAGTATTAGTATTGTCTGCTTGTTCTATAGAGGATTCAATGTAATGATTATCACTTCTTACAGAAGACCTGTAGCCCTCTTGATTATCTCCAAGTGTTTTATCAAATAATGATATATCTCCTGCATCGCTAGTCTTAAACCAGATATCTATAGAAAAGCTATCTGTTGAATCAAAATTTATAGTATCATCTGTGGAAATACTTATATAGTCATCAGTTCCATCAAAGTCAGTTGCACTTCCAATTTGTCCAACTGCTCCGCCTATTGATATACCACCTTGTCCACTTCCATCATTTCCATTAGAAGTTGAATCATTTCCTCCACCATCGTGACTTGCAAGTTCATAATCACTCCAAACAGCCTCACTCCCATAAGTAGCGTCAGAAGCTGGTTCTGTTGAGCTTCCGTCTGCGTGTATCTGAACTACAGTATCACTTGAACTAGAAAGAGTGCCTGAGTATTTAACGTGTATCTCTCCTGTATCATCTGAGGTATCACAAGACACTACCTCTCTTGCGAGTTCGGTTGTGCCATCGCTTTTATATACTCTAATATCGCCACCACCATTAGTTACTGTATCCCAAAAACCAGCTGGTAAATCTGAAAGGTCTATGTAAACAGGATAATCGGTTAAGTCTGCTGCGACTTTACCATTTTGAATTGTTATATTTGCTACGTGTGCCATTATTCTATGCTAATTGTAATACCCCATTTGCTGCACTAAAGTCTATTGTAAATGTTTCTCCACTTGCTAGTGTTATTTCACTACCGTAATCGTAAAAACCTATAAGCTCATCATTGGTAGCTGTGGCATTATAGATAGCTATGTATCTGAAAGGTCCTACTGTTCCTGATGCTGTTAATACTAAATCTGTTAAAATTAATTTATAAGTTCCAGTTGTTTCAGTGGATGATGTTGTTGTAATTGCTCTAGCTGAACAATTTGTATAAGCTATCTCTGTTAAATCAGCCAATACATCGTTTGTTGCTGCTGGAGCGTTTGCTGCTGCTGTTAGGGCTACGGTTAGAGTATCAGAACTCAAGTCGTGTTTCTTTTCAGCGACTGCCTCAACGAATGATTGAATTTTTGTGAATGTTGCCATTTTATTTATTGTTATTTATAATCTCCGAACCAGTTTGAGTTAGGCGGTTCGGACTACCCACTCAAACAGGACTATGTTAATTACTTATAGCTAATATAATTCCTCGTTAGCCTTTTAGCTTCCGTCTGATCCCTTCTTCCGTAAAACTTTGCCATTTCAAACTCCATTTCTTTCATATCTCTCTTAGTAGTTTCAGGGTTACCAGTCTGTTTAGCCTTCTCCCATTCGTAAGTTGGTCCTAATACTAAGTATTCGTGGAACAAGGAACTAAACCCTGGTCTTTTCGTTGTGTCATCATAATCAAACTCTAAAGGTGCTCTGTTAAACCATATCTTTAATCCGCCTGTACTAGCGTAGTTAGGGTTTGGGTATAAGTGCATTGAAGCTCCGTCAAAGTCAAAGAACTCTGGTGTGGCATCTGTTTTATATACCTCTCCCACTGCTCCTCCTATTTCCCTTAAATCTCTAGGGCGTAATCTCATCCAGTTACCTGAACTATCTTTAGCCTCTACTCTTTCAATCTCTAGCCAGTCCTGTCCTGAACTTGGACTTGCCACTAAAAGTTTGTAATCTTCTTGGCTATCTACTATATCGGCTGTTGCGGTTGGTTGATTAGTTTGGTTAGTGTCATCCCATTTCCAAGTGCCATCGGCAGTTATTATTATCTGCGTGGCTTTCATATAATAGTTGTTCACCTTGCCAGTAATCTTTTTTAGAACATTACTGTCGTTAGCGACATCGTATCCTATGTTAAAACCTATTTGGTCTATTATTCCATCAAGGTTTGTGGCGTCTCTGTAAACCATATTTATTTTTTAATTATTATATTCGCTATAAAGTTTATTCCCTCTTTATATGTCTTTATTAATTCCATCTGTTTTATCTCTTTGCATATACCTTCTATTCTTTGTTCGTTCCATAGAGAGTAGTGGCAAATGTAATATGCTTCCAATGTGTCTGCGTGTGGAGCTATTAAAGTTACCTTTGCTCCGTTCTTACAAACTCTTACTATTTCTAAAATTAGGTTAATTATATCTTTAACCTCTATATGTTCTATAAAATGTGATGTGTGTAGTTCTGAAACTGAATCGTTAGGTAATGGTATTCCGTGGTTAATATCCCACACAATCTCTTGACCAAAATCTTGCCAATCCATACTCACAAAACCATCTATTTTAAACTCTCCACACCCTATATCTAGTTTTATATTGTCTCCTAAGTTTGATAATCTTCTCATATTTCTACGCTAAATCCTATCTTAATCCCTTCTTTAAATGGAAAGTTATTTGTTTTTAAATAATGTCGTAATGGAGCTTTATAGTGTTTATTCTTTAGCTCTGGTGTTAGCCATAGGAACTCCTGAACTAAGTCTATATCTAAATATGGGTATCTGCTTTCTGTATCAAAGACTTTGTTGATCTCATCTTCTTTCATCATATAAGAATAATTACAACCATCTTTAAAGTTATACCATTCCTTTAACTTTTCAGGGAAAATTCCTTTTAACTCAGACTGAAATTGGTATTGAGCATAATCACTTAGTATCTCATCAGCTCCTTGCCCTGATAAACAGACAGTTCCATTATCTTCTTTACCTAACTTTGCAATAGTACCCACTCCCTTAGCTCCACCGTCATCAAGTATTCTCATATCAGTTACCTTGCCTTCGTACTTGATTGTGTATCTTTTGTTGTTTATCTTATCTTTTAATATCTTCCACACTTCATCTTGGGGGGTAAAGTATTCGTAGTTTACTAACTTTTCTCTTTCTTTTAAAATAGCTTGGTTTTCTAAGCCTTTAAATATATAGGCTTTAAAAGGTATCCCTAGTTTTAATAATGCACAGGCAATAGCTCCACTATCATAACCACTAGACATTCCTAGGAAGCAATTAGGTTCTGCTCTCTTTGCGATAGCTTTCTCAAAGGATTTAACCCAATCGTCATAGGTTGTTTTGTGCTGGTTATCAAAATCAAAGGTATGGTTTTGAAAATCGTTTAATTCTTTGCTTTTAAATTTATCCATTGTTTTTTATTCTTTGTTTCCAATCTAGATTTGTGTCGTTTTTTAATCCCCAATATTTCACACATAAGTTTCTATATTCTTCAGCTCTTTTAATAATATTAAACTTGTAGTAGTCTACATCTCTTAAATATTCTAATCTGGCTTTCTTTTCTATGAAATTAACCATATCTTCCTTTGTTTTGGCTACTGGTAAGCCACATAGCCACGCTGTTACTGTTTTATTGTTTGTTTTATATACTCCATTAGTAGGTAATAAAGCAAAATCACAGTTGTTAATGTCGTCATAGTAAGTATTTACATCCCATTTAATAAACTCATCTCCTTTTTTATTATCTCTTTGGGCTATAATCCTTAGCTTTAATCCATTTTCTTTTAAAACATCTAGGTATTCATCTAAAAGAACAAAGTTCTCAATATATCCAAACCATACTACCCATTCAGCCTTATCTTTGTGCCATTTCTTCCTTCTATTTGTTAAATCGTGTCCATCTCCTATTACATATACTGTGGTTTTCAAGCCATCTTCTATTATTTTATCTTTTAAACTTTGACTAGCTACCGTTACAACATCAACTTCTTGTGCAAATCTTAATACGTCTGCATTTTCTAACCAAGTATAGTCGCATATATCATATATTGCCAAACCATTCAATATTGACTGCTCTCTATGCCTTTCTAACCCTTCAAAGTCTATCTGGTGGAATATAATTGTAAAATAATTAGTGTCATATCGGTAAAGCTCTATATCTTCGCTACAATCTGCTATCATCTTCGCTCTTATTCTGTCTGATGCACAATCCTTTTCTCCTGTAATAATTTCTCTGGTCTTAATACCTATGTTAAATTCTCTTATGGGTAGTTGCAAGTTCGACATAATTTCAATTCGTGTCTTTTATTATTGCTCAACTTATATCTATATTCTTTATAAACATCTCCGTTCCATATCTGCTCTAGTGTTTCATCATTCACATCCCCCATTACAACCTCAAACTTATAATCACTACAACATAGAATTGATTGACCGAAAGCATTTATATACATCTGGGTAAAAGGTCTTTCACAATATCCACTAACCTCCCCATCTCCTATGTCTATGTTTCCCCCCCTATTATTATAATCGTAATCATAATTAACCATATCAATGGCATTAATACCTGGGTATCCAGAATATTTATCATATATCTTTTGTGTATAACAACTAACATTTGAATAGCTTAGTCCTTCCTCTATAAAGCCAAGTATCTCTCCTGGGTTAGTTAATGTTCCATTAGTGCTTATATTAATAGTTGCTTTTGGTAGTTTCTTACTAGCTAGTCTAACAAACTCTCTCAATCTTTCATCTAGAAAAGGCTCGTTCATTAAGTAAAGACTTACCCTGCCATCAAAACCATCTAGGTCTTTAAGTATCTTATTAAACAACTTCTTAGACATTAACTTCTTCGGCTGTGTCATCTTACTCAAAGGACACATAGGGCATTTAAGATTACACCCTGTTCTTGTTTGTATTTGTATACTTTTAAACATAGTATTTTTCATATCCATTTTGTCGTCTTACTTTATGTTCCTCATAATTAAATAAAGGACTATATCTAGCGTTAGCTTCTATTGCTTTATAGTTAGGGAAACAATAGGCAAAACTTAGTTGGTCTCTGCTTGAACCCCTACATATTTCATCCCACCATTTCTCGCTACACTTTATTATTTCAGGAGTGTGTCGTCTTACTATTATTCCACATTCAGCCATACCATTATTCTCTGGGTATCCAGCTTTTCTATATCTAGCCATCTGTGCATCTACTAACCTGGGATCGTCTAATTGGCACTCTTTGACTATCTCTGCTTCCTCGTATATACAATCTCTTTCAAAATGCTCACATACTGCTATATCAGCGTCTTTGAGCCACAATTCTACTAATTCTTCTGGGCTTACATTTAAACTTATATTAGCGTCTAGCCAAATACTTATATCTGTATCAACATATTTATGTGGTAAAACCTTATGTATTTTAGCGTTTCTTCTAGGTTCTTCAAACTCATCACAACATTTTCTAACTTCCCACAAAGATGATTCTTCTTCTCTGTCTAGGAAGGCTACATAAGAGCTATCATCTCCTGGAAAATCCTCTCTTAACTCATCCATTCCCTTGGAGACTGCTGTTATTACTGTAATTTTGTCTGAAACCATTTAAACTTTCTATTAGACACCCATAGGGGGTGTGTTCTTAATGACTCGTATTCTACCTCTAAATAATTAATATATTTTGCTTGTAGTTTGGCGTAATCGTAAGTTGTATTTATTATATCGTATGGAAAGTTGTAGTTAAATTCTTCATCAGAACTATCCCAATCTAATTTTACCTGAGACATAAATATGTCATCTCTATCTCTTTTAACAAATACTACTAATACATCTTCTCTGTGTAAGTGGTGGACTATTGAGCTCATTGTTGGTGCGTGTATCACTTTAGGCTCTCCTTTAAATAGTTCTGTAAACTTAAACAAGTCGTAAGTTTCAAATTCAACTTCATCTGTATATTTATGTCCTGTATCTTCTGAAAAACATTTCGCACATATTCTAGTTCCTGCCCTCTGGCAACCTGTAACTACAATGTATTTATAATGTTTGTATGTTTTAAACATCTTTACAACCTGTATACATTAAAGGTTCTTTCCATACACCTACTTTATTCTTTCTATCTTCTCTCATCTTTTCCCTTACTTTGGCTAAATCTCCGTAGTTATCGTCAAAGAAATTCATTATTGTAACCTGTACTTCATTATCTGTTAATGCGTCCATTTCACCAGAGTAATCAAATTCTTCCATCTCATATTGCTTCAGTAAAACTTTATCTAATATTTTAGCTCCTTTATCCTTATATCTTTGGACTTCAAACTGTAATTTCTTATGTTTTTTATCAGCATCAACTAAAACCTGATGTATGTCTTTAATTCTCTCATTAACGCCTTTAACCTTCTTTAATACACCAACTAATTCTTTTGAGTTAACTGTTATTTTTTTCATATAATGATTTATAAGCGTCAGCCCATAAGTGAGCCTTGTCTTCTATATTAAAGTTTTTTAATGTATACTCTCTGGCGTTTTTAGCCATTTTCTCTCTAAGTTCCTTATTATTTATAAGGTTATCCACCTCTTTTCCCCAGTTTTTGTTATCTTTTATTAATACTCCGCAATTTTGAGGTATACCCTCATAAGGACCGTTATCGAATGACTGCATTATACAGGCTGTATCACACATACTAGCCTCTAAAAACTTTATATTACTTTTACATCTATTAAAATAATTGTCCTTACGGGGTATTAACATTATGTCAAGTCGTGCCTCATTTAATTTGGTTGGATAATCTGATATATCACACCATTGAAAATGCTCTATATCTAAGCTATCCCAGAAAGCGTAATCATCTTTAAATATTTTAGTAACTTTCTTGTTTTCCTCTCTATGTTTCTTATCTCCTAGTCCAAACATAAACAGTTGAACGTCATCTCTCTTATCTAGCTTTCTTAGTAATGGTTTTATATGTTCATAGTCATACTCCATTGACACAGAGCCAACTAATCCTATTCTAACTTTATTTGTTTCGTTCTTTAATGGCTTCTCCCAATCGAAAGGGTCAATACAATTAGGCAGTATAACGACATTATCATTATATTTAGAGTACTCATCTTTTAATGTTTTAGTAGTAACAGTAGCCATATCAGCTATCTTTAAGAAACGATCAATATTCTTCTCTCTTTTCTTTAGGCTTACTTCAACTGCGTCTGGGGTAAATCTAGCTAGTGGGTGATAATCTATTTTAAAAGTATCATCTCCGTCTACAACTATCTTTTTACCCTTAGCTTTAAGTATCTTAGCAAGGTTATAATAAGACTGTTCCTCTGGTCTGTGGAATACTATTACATCAGAGTAGTCCATATCATCCATAATCTTCTGGTATTCGTCTAGCTCTCCACCTACTGATTGTCTATCAGAGTTAAAACCGTTATGAAAGGCTGGTAACATCAATCTCACATAGCAACAACCTTTATAATTGTTAGAAACCATATATACCATCATATGTATTTTTTTATTCTTTGTTTAGGTGGATTATCCTTTAGCTTATTAGCCTGTCTCTGTTCTTCAAGTTGCTCCCAGGTTAAATCCAGCTCATAGCTTTCATCTTTCTTTTCCATTACATTGTATAGGTTAGATTACAAGTGTTCTTTGGTAAGCTGTTATTTATTCTAGCTTTTACACCAAAGAAATTCTCTTTTTCAATGTTCTCGTCTAATGGTAACTCGTCAAAGTTATACTCAATTACTGCATTTTGTATCTTTTTTCCTAGTTCCACTTTCTCGTTAATTTGTTCTAAATTTGTTTTTTTCATATTATTTCCAAACCTTTCCCCCTATAAAAGAGGGAAGGAACAATAAGTTAATAATTGTTTATTCAGCAGTCTTAATCCATACTCCTGAAGTATCTCTGTTCTCAGCTACACCATATCGCATAAATGCGGTTGTGATATAGGCCAAGTATTGAGGTACATAGTTGGTTTGTACTTTCAAACCTGTGTTAGCGTGAACGATAGCGTCTTTGTGAGCTAAACAGTTCGCACCTGAACCACCACTAGCTGCGTCAGTTATTCTTGAACTTACGAATACAGGGATACCGTATAGGCTTCCAATCAGTCCCTTCAATACTGGGTCTGCTCCGTTAGTGTTCTGAAGTAAAGTGAATTTGTCTAGTGCCATTACATCTGTGTAAGCAGCTCTAGGACTGAAGAAAAATGCTCTACCATCTTCAGGTACATCTGCGTCAGCTAAGTATTTAATAGCAGCTAAGATGTTTGAATCTGCAACTCCAGCAGCTGATGTTCCAACTGTATTTGCGAAACTAATGAATAATGTAATTATTGCATCTTCATAAGCTTCTGCAACTCTGTTAGCAGCGTTCTTTGCTTGTCTATCAATATAACCGTAAGACTGTTTGATTATATCACTATCCATATCTTCGATAGCGAATGAACATTCAGTTTTAGTTGTTACAGTTAAAGTGATGTTTGTGTCTGTGTTTGCGTTACGTTTTGTTATCGAGGCTTTTTTAATTACCACATCTTATAGTTTCCTATAAGTCCAGACTATATCACCCCTTTCGGGTCGGGCACTCGTGGAGTTTGCATCACTGTTCTAGTGGTATAACTCTAGTCGTTGAACCTTCTACCTATCCCTAGATAGCTTGGCTGCTGATTGTCCTCGTCTTATTCGTTAGGAGTTTCCAGCAATTCACCCAATTTTTTCTTTTGTCGCTTGTGTACTTCTTTATGGCATTTTTTACAAAGTGTTTTTCCATTATCAATTTGATAAAAAACATCATCGTGTACATTTAGCTTTTTAAAAGTTTCTTTATATTCCTCGACCATTAATGCTAAAGATTTTTTATGATGAACGTGTAAGTTTATAGAACCTCCACATTCTTGACATTTAAAATTATCTCTTTCTAATACTTTTAAGCGCCATTTCTCATAATCTGATTGCATTCTTATTGGCTTTGTTATTCTCCCGGTATGTCCTTTATAGTTCCAGTGGTTTAATCCTCTATTATTTTTACCTCTATAAATTGCAGAACATTTAATTGAACAAAATTTGTTTCTATTTCTTTCTTTTTTACCTCTTTGTCCTCTTTTAAATTTTCTCCCACAATTCTTACAAGTAAATTCCTTTATTCCTCCTATATAGTTTGGATTATTCTCACCTTTCCATCTTCTTTTCTTTTCTTCTGAATAACAATCTTGGCTACAAAATAACTTTTTACTTCTACATTGGCTTGGCGGTCTATTTATTGTTTTACCGCATATTGAGCATTCCATATAAATCTTTTTATAAGTCATACTCTTATTATAGCATACTCGCCTAGTAAAAGTTACAAAAGCCGCTAATTAGCTAACGGTTACAGGACTAGCAGTTGATTTAGTGTGTGCTGTCATTGATGTGATGTTTGGTACGTATACAATATCACCACCACCCATTATATCAGAAGATAAGTCGGTGAAAAAATTAGCTGTTACAAGGTTTGCCCTGTAATAGTCGTTCATTTTCTCTCCCCAAATTTCTGGTATAAGGTTGTCAAGGGTAGTAGTGGTCATAGTACTGGTTGGGTATGCTCCAGTAGCCATAGTGTTTTAAAGAACTTTTAATGTCTATCTCTTGATTACAACATTCTTCAATCTTTCCTCTGCGAATGCTCTATGCTCTGCCTCGGTCATATTGGAGATGGTTTTCTCTCTTGGTGCTTTTGTGCCACCAGATGAAGCTGGTAAACTATTCTTTTTTAGTTGCTCACCTTTTCTGGTTTTGTCTAATTTGTTCTGAACATAATCATCATTGAAAGCGTCTGATAAAGAAACATTTTCGTTTCTAGCAAACTGCTCAACTATTTTAAATTCATCTAAATTAACACCCTGAGCGAAAAGCCATTGTTGTTCAACAGTTACAGCATTAGGTTCTTGGTTAGTTTTTTTATTAGGTTCTTCTTGACGTTTTTTCTCACTTCTTCCAGCAATAGCTTTATACTTTAGGGCTTCTGCTTTCCAATCAGTCTCGTCTTGACTAACTTCTTCTTCTTCCTGAGTTTCTTCTTGAGTCTCCTCATCTTGAGTCTCCTCTTGAATTTCCTCGTTGTTTTCATTGTTTTCCATAGGTTTTGTCCTAGTTATTCGCTTGGATCGGTAAGCGTAGCCCGTTATCATTTTTACAAGGTTTTGTCCTGTTACTTATATTATACCATATTGGCTTTTTATTTCTTACGAATTGCCCCTCTCTTGTTCTTTCTTGGTTGTCTTTGTGGCATTTTTGGTCTGCCAATCTTAAATAATTCTTTTAATTTAAAACGCATAGTTTACTATTAGCTTACCTGTGAAATAGGCAAGACTATAAATTATTAATAAGGTTACTATCAAGCATCCGAAACCATCATCACTATTTTGACTTTGATTGTACATCTTTATTATTATTAGTTTCTCCTTCTGCTCTCTTTTGAAGTTCTAAACCTACTTGTTGGTATTGTTGTTGTAGTTGCTTTGATTGTTGGTCAATATCAAAGAGCATTGATTTCAACTCCATAATACCCATTTTTGTAATATCATTTCCCATATTTTTTATATTATTTAGTTAACTTTTGTCTTGAACCTATAGTGTCTATTTGGTAATGAATCCCGACCGTTGCTAGCAAAGCATCTCCAGCGTATTCATCTGCTGAGGCTGTTATTCTTTCTATTGTGAATAAAAACTGCTCTCCCATACTTATATTTGTTCCTGTTATAGCCACAAACTCCGATAGTTTAAATTCATACTGTGTATCAAAATCAGTTTCAATTACTATTGTTGTTGGGGCGTCTAATGTTTGACCACTAGCTCCACAAGTATAAGTAAGTTGCCACTTAACTTTATCTGTTCCAGTCGGCGCTGTTATCCCTTGCCAGTGAACATGGAACTCTATGTCAGTTCCCTCTTTGTAATCGTGTTGAATTTCAAACGAGCCGTGAACTTTTTCTCCAGGAGCAAACGCCAATGTTTCTATTCCAGTATCTGCACCTGCTTCATCTACAAAACTATCTGTATCTGGTTGAGAAGATGCTGGTTTTGATAATTGAGCTGCACCTAAATTAGTGTCTTTGTAAACAACTTCTGCAAGTTCTAATGTCTTTTCAGTTCCACAGTCTACTATTAAATCACTCGGAGCAATAGCTCCTGTGTCAATTATGAAATCAGTTCCGTTATAGTATTGTTCTACATCTTTTAGTGTTCCGAATAATAGTTTGTCGCTATCAGTTGTTAGAAATATATTACCTGAAACTTGTGCCTTTTCTGTTGGACTATCTGTTCCTATACCTACTCTTTCATTGATTCCGTCAATAGTTAATACTCTAGTAGCCTTTGCAAAGAACCCCATCTTATCAGTATTGTTATCGTACTGTATCATACCCTCATATTGTTTAGCACTATCACCTAAAGCTATTCCTGCAATCGCAGTTGTGTCTTGCGTATAGAAAGTCATAAACGCATTACCAGTCGCTGCTTTAATATGTAAATGATAATTTGGGTCTGTTGCTCCTAATCCTAAACCTAGCTTAGTATCTCCAGCAACACTTGTAATTAAGTTCAATACTTTAGTAGGAGTGAAAGTGTTGCCATCTGTTAGTCCGTTATCTTCACTAATATAAAACTCGCCATCTTTAAAATTAAAATTACAAGCCTGCGTTGATGTTGCTCTCCACGCACCAGCGTCTCTATCATAATAAGCTCCAGCACTTATAACTCCGATATTGTCAGAAGTTCCAGTTAAATACATTCCTCCATTTGCATCTGTACTAGAAGATAAATGCAAAACTCCGTCAGTCGCATTTCCTTGGACATGAACTTGACTGTCTGGACTATCTGTTCCTATACCTACATTTCCAGTGCTTTCTTGTATTGTTACCAATTTAACACTTGAATGGTCACGAATAAACATATCGTCATTCTCTCCAATATTGAAAAAAATATCTGTATTGGATTTAAAATAAAGAAAACTGTTTTTAGCTTCAAAAAACATTCCTCTATCTGCTGAAAATTCTCCGTTTCTATTATCACCAACAAGTATATTGAAAGAATCTGTCCCTTCTGCTGATTTTCTAGTAACTATTATTGAGTTCCCATTACTTGCATTGTCTATAGTTTCGTTAGCAAAAAACTCTACATTACCAGTAACATCATTAAAATTCATAGTTCCAGCAACGTCTAAAGTTGCAGTTGGTATTTTTCCTATACCTACTCTCTTATTAACATCATCCCAAAACATTTCAGAAGTTTCTGTGTAAGTCCATTTACCTAAAGTAGCATCCCAAAAAGACATCTGTCCTTGGGTAGTTCCTCGGTTTAGTCTTGGGTCTCTTTTTATATCTATCATAGTAAAACTCCTATATTTATATTTTGACTAGCTGAATCGCTTATAGCGTATAAAGCATTAGTAGTATCATCATAGCCGATAACTATCTCATCTCCACTCTCAAGCCTAACAAAGTCATTAGTTCCATCTGATTTAACACCAGTCTTACCTATATAGATAATACCTGTGTTAGCTGTGTTAGCTCTTATTCTTATGCTTTCAGGAGTGCCAGTAATTGCTATCTCTACCTCCGTAACTCCAACAGCGACGTTCCCTAAGCCCTCTAAGTCGTTAGCTTGTTGCAGATCACTAATATTGTTAATAGCTTCTATAACACCACTAGAGTTTGAACCATTAACAAAGGCTTGGCTCATCTTATCTACTTGGTCGTCAGGCAATATGGTTTTAACTCTACTATCCTCTATTAAGTTAGGGTCTAGGTTAACATCCATTACCTCTGGGAAGACTACATTGTAATCCTTTTCCAGTATCTTTTTTAATACATCAACAGCATCTTTGTTCTCTAAAGTGGTTGCAATATCACTTAGTATCATTGTGTAGTCGGTCATCTCCTGCCCCATTACAGCTTTTTCTATCCTATCCAATCCTTTAAGTAAGTCTTTCTTCTCTCTTGAGCCTTTAAAAGCTGATGCTAACTGTCCTAAGTCGTTTTTAACCACGACTGTCTTATCAAACTTCTTAACTTCTTGCTTTAAAGTTTCTATAATACCCTGTAATCCTGCCTTTAAATCGCCTGTTATAGCTTCTGGGTTCTTTATAGACACGCTTTCGGCTACTTCTTGCTCTTTAATAGCCTGTTCTATGCTGTTTAGTTGTTTTAATACACCATTTCCCTGCGTATTAATCGCTTTAGTTGTTTCTTTGGTGTTAGTAGTTATACCGTCAGTTATCTTCTTGTTTGTTTTTTCGCCATCTTTCCTGAGTATTGATAAGAAATCAGCTAAGGCTTCTCTTATACCTTTAATCATATTATGTTGTTGTTAAATTATTATAACACCTCTCAATTAACCCTGAGTCAGAGCCTTGAAACATCTCTCTTTTTAAAAAGTTTACTAATACTCTTGGCATACCATCTACTAATACAGAATAGGGAACATCACCACTTGATATACCTTGCTCATACATTTCATGTACGTGTATTCCTCGCCACTTCTTACCCTCTATTAATGCGTGGAAACCATCTATTTTTCTTCTTGACTTATCAATTTTATCTTTATGCAATCCCTTCTCCGAATTTTCAAGAAACATCTCTATATCATTATTAGTAATCTCAATATGTTTAAAGCAAATAGGTATAAAATACTTTATCGTTTCTATATCGTTACTTTGCTTTTCTGTCATATTATTTATAGCTTATTTGTTTGTTAGTAAGCTCCCCTGAGTTCTTTATCTTATTTAGGAGGACTTGAATATGCTTAACAGCGTCTCTCTTTCCAAGACTAACTATCTTGTATTCCTTAGCATCTAGGCTCTCATCTATCTCCTCATTCTTTAGATCGGTGATAGTTTGCTGTATTATCTTTTCGGCTTCTTTCCAACCCCTAGTGTCTAATAATGGTTTGATATAATTTGTCATTATTCTTCGTCCGCCATTTGTAATAACTTATCTTCCTTTGGAGCTTCAGGAGCTTGTTTGTTTTGAGGTTGTTGTAGTTCTGCCTGTTCCTGAGGTGTTAATCTAAATGGTGGTATATTATTATTTGATAATTTCTGTTTGAATAAAGGAGTGTTAACTACTGCTGGTTGAGCTATCATATACTCTAGAGCTGAATCAATAGCAGCGTTCTGTACATTCTTGTCTACACTCTCTCCAGTTGGGTTCATCTTAATACCATACTTGAAGTCAAAGAAGTTCTTACCTATTTTCTCTATTCTCCTATTTCTCTCTAAGTCTTTCTTAGCTTGAGTAATCCTTTGTATTATATCTTCTTCAAAGGCTACCTTGCCGTCTTTAGCTCTCTCTATCATATAGTCTTGGACCACTAGGTCTAACATCTTCTCGTCAAACATTCTAATATCCATTTCATCTTCCGACATTTCAATTATATCTTCCTTATTAAATCCCTTAACTAGTGAAGGCAATATCTGTTCTTGTAGTATAAATCCCATCTTCTCTCCAATAGCAGTCTTTAAGTAACTAAAGGTTGACTTAGCGGCTCTAGCTGAAACTGCCAAACTTCTAAATGGTATACCTGAGGGGGGTGTCTCACCTGAAATGCTTTCATTGATATAGCATAACTCATCAGCTTTTCTCTCTATCCTTTCAAGTTGTGCTAAGAAGGTCTGTATAAATCTATTATCTATACCAATCTGTTGCATATCTTGGCTATTGATAATCTGTCCACTCACAGCTGACTGTAACATATTTCCGTTAGTGTTTGGGTCGGCTGTTCTAAGTAGCAATAAGGAAGCAATAGCGTTGCTCTCAGCGTTTTGGTTAACTAGGGTGTTCATTTGTTCTTGTAGTCCGAACAATCTCTCTGGTATACCTAGCCCTAACCATCTACCTTTAACTCTTTCACCGTGGAAGTCGTAGTAAGGGAACTCGGTTGGCTTTCCGTTCTTAACTGGTATTTCATCTTCGGCTAGTATAACTTCCTTATCTCCTGCTCCTACACCGATAAAGTGCATATATTTAGCATCTTCGTATTCTTCTGGTTTATATTCTCCCCATCTCTCCCATACCTCATATTTATCATCTTCTGTTTCGGCTGTGTTATCTTCACTATCCCTTGCTTGGTCAGCTCTCTCTATAACCTCATCAACCTTATCTGGGTATTTACTTCTAATCTCACTCTCTGTTAAGTAGTGCATTTCAATAACAGGACTATCTATAATATTTTTAACAGTTGGGTCTAGGTATAGGTTTCTAATATCTACTTCCTCTATTCCTACCTCTCCATTGTCTTTATATATCTTCTTCCATACAGAAGTCCCATAAGTTGCTATTGAATTTGAAACGTCATCTAGGGTTAAGGCTAATCTATCTTCTTTAGCCCATTGTTTAAATCTAACATTTAATATCCAGGCCTGATAATAGTTAGTGTCTCCAATGCCTGTAACAACAAAGTCTTTAGTATTCATATCAACGGACTTGCCGTATAAAGGTATTCTCTGATTGGGTAAGTTCCAAAACAAGGCGTTAGGATCAGGACAATCCCAAAACTTATCACCTATATACTTGTTTATTCTCCTGATAGTATGAAATTGAGAGAAATTATATCCCTCAGTTAACATTACTGGTCTGTTTTTAAAATTTAAAACCTCTTGGCTTATTACTTCGCTTATTACTTTTGGCATAATTTGTTACCGAACTTTTATTTAAAATTTAATTTATTGTTTCAATTTGTAACGACAAGCTTCCCATAGAGCGTCTACTAATTCTTGTTCTACTTTAGTATGTTTTCCGTCTTTGAGTCCAACTCCATAAACTATCCCTCTTTTATCTTTATTACAAACTATTTCCTCTAAATCATCCCCTAGATATTCTATCATTTGACCGATTGAAAAAGGAAATCCTTCTTTTATATAAAATGGAAACCATTTGTCTTTTTCTAGCCCCGCTGACTTTACCAATAATATTTTTTCTTTATCACTTATCTCATCCCATTGTTCTTTTGTTATGGTTTGTTTCATTATTTAAAATTTAATTTATTACTATTATTAAAATTCTGATTGTATACTGGCGTTGCTATTAGGTCGAACATCATCCTTATCATCAATGTATCTAAGTAGTCTGGACTTCTTCCTATGTTCTCTTTAATCTCATCCTTTGGTATCAGCTTTAGCTTACCGTCCTTGTCAGCATCCTTCCTTTTAAGCTGTCCTAATTCTTCTTCAATACACTCTCTCATCTCACTATCTATCTTGGCACTAATCCTCATTTTCCTTTCCTCTATAATACTGGCTAACATATATCCGCATTGATCCTTTAGTGAGGCATAGTTCTCTCTAGGCGTGGCAAATAGTATCGTTCCATTCCTTACTATCTTAGTTTTCTTAGCATCGGGGTTCTCTAGGGCACTACTATTAGCTATAAATCCTCTAGCTCCGTGTAAGTTGTCTAACAATCCTCCACCTACTCCAACCTCATCTATTCCTACGTGGCTCATTGGTATTCTTTCTTGTCTTACCCACTCCTTAACCTCCGTGGTAGTTACATCAATCCCTTGCTTATTCCTTTTCTCTATCCTGTAACAATCATAGCCCTTCCAAAATTTAAAGATAAGACTATCCTTTCCAAACCTAGCTACATCTATTGTTAAGTATTTAGTGTTATTTTCCTCCAAGGTGTTAGTGAACAAATCCTGTATAGCATCGTAAGTTAGTAGAGCGTTATCGTCATCGTCATACTCCCAGTTACCGTGCTTTAATCTCTGCTTAGTTGAATAGTCTGTTATATCAGATAAGGCTTCTTCATATTCTTTAGCTGTAAAAGGGTTATCTTTATATAAACTCTGTATAAAGGCATATTTATCTTCTAATATACCCTTCTTCCAAGGCTTATAAAATACTCTATATAACCAGTTCTTATTAGGATTACAGGTTAAAAGCATCTTAGGTGTTATGTTTAGCTCCTTGTTTAAGTGCCTTCCTATTCTACTCTTTAATACATCAAAGGCTTTAAACTTTACCTCAGCAACCTCCTCTATGAATCCACCAGTATATTCTAGCGACCCAAGTCTTTCATACATTTCATCGGTAGGCTTATAAGCAAGATCAAGCAAGTCAATTCTACTACCATTTTTAAACTCTATATAATTATATTGTCCGTTAAGTTTCCAATCCTCTTTAGGTATATCGTGGTACTTACATACTTTAGTGAAGCTTACATAAGAACTAGCCATTAACCTCTTTAACTCATTCCTACCCATAAACCATTTAGTTCCAGGGTATATATAACAATTAGTCAGTAACCATTCACAGGCTAACCAAGTCTTTCCTCCACCAGCTTTTTTTATCACGCACCCCCTCCGAACAGCAAATATTTTACAGTATCATCCTGTAATTTCATCCAAGCTTCTTCTTGTTTCAGAGTTGGTTTAATATTTACTTCCATAGAGGGGGCGCGTTTAAGACTTTAAAGAATCGTGTTCTTCTTTAGCCGTTAGTTTTTAATATCTTTTTCGTTTTTAATAAAATTAAACCCAGTTATCTTCTCATTTTCGCTTGTTATATCTAGGCTATTGCCAAATTCCTTTTTCCTTTTCTTTTCTATATACCACTTAGCTGTATTAACATCTTTTAAGTTCTCATTTATAGTATTAAAAGCCTTTAAAACAGTAGTTTCTCTTAGTTTGTTACATTTATCTTCAAAGGCAGGATTTTCTTTACACCATTGATAATAGGTTTTTCTGCTAATATCAGCGAAAGCACAAGCCGAAGTAACATCAGCTCCAAAAGCAAATGCCTCTTTTAGTAGGGTAACATTATCTTTATCAATCTTCATATTATCATTATACCATATTGGGTATTATTTTCTTACTAATTTGGTCATTATTTCTTTTATCACATTAACAGTAACGGCATTTCCACACATCTTATATCTCTGGGTATCTGATGTTTTTACTCTATATCCTTCTGATCTATATAATTCGTCCCAATCAATTTCATCTTCTTTTAGTTTATTTTTCTCTTTAATTGATAAATATCCTTCTTTAGTCCAATCATCAGGGAAGCCTTGTAGTCTTTCACATTCTTTTGGGGTTAGTCTTCTGATTTTAGTTTCTCCTTTTATAAATGGCTGTCTATTGCCGCCTTGCATAGTGTTTAGCGTTGGACTTATTCCTTCTTCTGAATAAAGCCTGTCATTGGAATGCTTTGGTTGATTTAGTTGTTTAATATAAGTTCCGTCAGTCGGTTGCTTTCCATATAGAGCTATAATTGTTCCAGAATTTTCGCCCTTCCCATTCCCATTATTCTTTGAGTAGCTTTGTCCGATAGGAAATACTTCTGGTCTACTTGTTCCTCTAAGATGTCCGACAATGAACACTCGCTCCCTGTTTTGGGGGACACCGAAATTTTTGCTGTTAAGCACTTGCCATTGACAGTCATACCCCAATTCATCAAGCGTGGAGATGGTGGTATAAAACGTACGTCCTTTGTCGTGAGATAGAAGCCCTTTGACGTTTTCAAGGAGTAAAAGGCGTGGTTGTTTTTCCCTAGCAATCCTTGCGATTTCAAAAAAGAGTGTCCCTCGTGTGTCTTGAAACCCCCCACGTTTTCCTGCGATTGAGAAAGACTGACAAGGAAATCCACCAACGAGCATTTCAAAATCTGGTAAGCGTTTTGCATTAATTTTTGTGATGTCTCCATAGTTTTTGTGGTTAAATTGTTTGTTATAGACTTGGATGGCGTACTTGTCGATTTCTGAGTAACCAACACATAGTGGTCTTTCGTTAATGATGTTGTTATTGCATTTACTAGCTGGTCTTTTCTTGGTACTAATTTCTTCCCCCTCCTTGGACTGAAATCTCTGTCCTTCGTCTCCCTGCGTATTTTCTTCGCCTCCTCTGTCCTCACTTCTGTTAGCATTACAAAGTTCTTCATAGGCTTGTTGTATTCCCAGTTCAAATCCTCCTATCCCTGAAAATAATGATAAATATTTCATTGACTTTTAGTGTTAGTATGCTATACTATGTGTATAACTATTAATATAAAATTATGCAAATCAACATCATCGCAATCACATTCGTAGTAGCCTCTATGGTTATAGGAGCTAACTCATTCGTTCCTTATTATCCTATGGCTGAAATTACACCAAGCGTTTCGGTTGTCCAAGTGGTCGAAACTCAAACAACCGAGCTTAGCGTTCCAGAGCAAATCTCTGAAATAGCCAACGAAAAGGGCTTTAAGTGGACAGATTATTTGATTCGTTTAGCTTTTTGCGAGTCTAGGTTTAAAACTGATGCTAGGAATGACAATGGTTATTACGGAACTGATAGAGGTTTATTTCAAATAAACGACTTCTTCCATCCTGAAGTATCTACTGCGTGTGCTGATGATCTAAAGTGTGCGACTGAATGGACAATGTGGCGTATAAATAGTGGGTATCAACACGAATGGGCTTGTAACAAAATTATTGTTAACAAGACCCTTGCCGAACTAAATTAATATCAACCATATCATCTAAGTTCTCTGGATAAGAATCAGAAACAATAAGAGCCTCTTTGGAGTAATAGTCTTTACAACTATCACACCAATAGGCTTTTTTCTTTTTAGTTACCTTGTTGTAGCAAATTGGACAATTCATATATCTAAATTATTATAAGCGTTTATTCTAGCTTCTGCTATTTTGCAATATTCTTCTTCTCTCTCTATTCCTATAAAGTTAAAGCCTTCTAGTTTAGCACCTATTCCAGTTGAGCCACTTCCCATATAAGGGTCAAGACAAATCCCGTCTTTAGGAGTTATTAGTCTTATTAAATATCTCATCAACTTTAATGGTTTTACTGTGCTGTGATTATTCTTATTTTCTAGTTCTTCGCAACCTTTATTCCTTTCTGCCTTTGAAGCCTTGGCTGTATAAAAAAATCTTTGTGTATCTTCAGGAAACCCCTCTACTACTTCATCACTTCCGTCTAAAATTATATTACTAGGGAAACGACCAGTTGGTTGTTTATATTCGCCATTCCCTTGCGGAATTGAAAAACTTGTAGCATTTCTTTTGTCTGACTTCTTAGAAAATTCACCACCATTTAGATTATCTTGTGTAGGGACACGAGATTTATCAATATTTATACCGCCCGTTCCGTGTTTTAATACATTACTAGCTATTGTCTTTTCTTCTAAAGGTTTACGACATAAAGTCCAAATTTCTGTGCTGGGTTTTAACGCTGTGCCAAAGCCTCTGTTCCTTCGTATCGTTTGTGCAAACTGTTGCTCGGAAATAACATTAGATTCTCTATCCTGTTGTCCTGTGGGTCGTGGTTGATGTGATGTATTACCTCCACTCTCTTCAATATTCTCCCCAGATGTTGCGCCATTATCAATCTGTGTTCCATTATGTAATTGTCCTTCCTTGCCATCTCCTGATACTTCTTTGGACATCTCACATACTTTATTGATTTGTAATTTCCCTTCTTTCTCCAATAAGTTACTCCACCTTTCCACGCTGGATTCTTTTCCATCTTCATCCCCTTCGCTGGGCATTTCTTCCCCAATCCGTTTGCTGAGTATTTTATTAGATTCTTTGCTCTCTCTATCCCGTTGCACTTGTAACTGCAAAAGTTCTGCTTCATTATCTTTATATATATCTTTCTTTTTAGAAATTTCTTCTTGCAAGTTTGACACTCCACTTCCTTCCACTTTGTTAAATCTTTTGGCATATTCTTTTTTTAATGATTTTTCTATATTATGTGATTTTGGAAATCCTGAGCCAAAATGCCAGAATATTAAATCTCTTATTTCAAATCCAGCGTCTTCAAGGTTTACTGCCATCCTGTGTTGAGTTCTAGTTCCACAAGCTATTAGAGCGTGTCCTCCTGGCTTTAATACTCTTAAACATTCTTGCCATACTTCTATTTGAGGAACATCATAATCCCACTTCTTACCCATAAAGGATATTCCGCTAATATGGAGGATCGCTCACGATGGAGTCAACACTATTTGTTTCAAGTGTTCTCAATACATCGAGGCAATCCCCCAGAATGATATTATTTTGTAAATCTTCCATTTTTATTTCTCTTTAATTTATTTATTCTATTCTTATTTTGTGGTAACAACCAACCGTGTTTAGCATTTTCTGAATTAGTAACCATTTCTAAATTTTCCAACCTATTGTCATCTTTTATTCCGTTTTTATGATTAACTTGTGGCTTATCTAAAAAATCCCTTAAAAACTTCATCGCTATTACTCTATGTAATCTATAAGGTTTTCTTCCGTCTTTATGTTTTGATATACTCGTATATAATCTAGCCTTTAAATACCCCTTATAGTCTTTTGTAAACTTAACAAACTTACCAGATATTATATTAAAAACCGTTCCGTCTTTATTTATCTTATAGCGTTCTTCTAGCTTTTTAAGTTCTATTAGGCAATCACCGTTTATTATCATATTGTAATTGTTAATGTTAATGTTGCTGCCGCTATCCAATAGATCCCTCTTCTAACATCTCCACAAGAAAAGTAAACTAAGGAAGCACATAGATCTAATACCATTAAAATTATTGGGAAAAGTTTAGTCATATATTTAAGAGAAGGGAGGAGAAGTGCCGAAGCAGGGTTCTCCCATTACTCACTTCATCTTCTCTGTTATTATTATACCATATTTAGTTTTCATATATTAAAAAAGAGACCCTAATCGCAAAATATTTCCTGAATGAACTGGACTAATTTGTCGTGGTCTCTCTTGATTATATAGTATTTTGATGTTTCAAACTTCTTATCAATACAATCTAAACATTTATCAAAGTCTTTTATATTTCTCATCTTCATTAACTCTTTCTTTCTCATCTTGCAAAGATAGTAAAAGAAGAAAATAACCAATTCCTTGTCCGTTAGTTTATCAAGTATTTTTATAGCATAGGGATTCATAACTACACTATACCAAAAATACAATATTGCGTCAAATCTGCGGAATTAATACTTTTGTTAATTTATTCCAAGTATTTTCACTTACAATGTGTTTACCATTTTTAGAATTTATAAGATAGATATAATTTACATTAGCTAATCGTGCCAAAGTGCTATATTCCTTTATACCTGCCTTTATCATTAATTTTTCAAGGTCTTTAATGACCACTTGTGCTACTTTCATAATCCTATCCAATAACCTAAACAAAACATAAATGTTGCCCAGATTATTATTGTTATTAATTTATAAGTCCTCTCTTGTTTGAATTTCTTTTGATAGAACTCTCCATATTGCTCTTTAAGAGAATTGTATCCTTGTCTAAATGTTTTCATATATATTTATTTATTAGCTTTAAATAATCATAAGCAGTTGTAACTGCTTTGTATCGCAAAATTAATTAACCAAGAACCAATTGAAATTGTAATAATCATTATAACTATATAAACAATTACTGAAATTGCTAAAATTATAAACTCTCTCATATATATTTATTTATTAGTTAAATTTTGTTTTTTCCAATATTCATAACATTTATTACAATAACAATAAACTATAACAGGCTGGTGCGGTCTTTTATCTTTTTTCTTCATAATACTTTCTAATTAGTTTATAAATTCCCCACTTTGTTTTTACTATCTCTCCACCATCTTCTGTTGCTACTAGATAACCAATAGAGGTTTTGATTATCTCTATATCCACCTCTCGATTTAATTCGTTGTATTGGTCGTTATTTATCATAAATATATACCAAGAATGGCTAGAGATGATAATGTTTTTGAGCCAGGGCAAAGATGTTGTAAATCCACTACCAAGCTCTAGCCTATCCCCAGTAAATTAAAATGGTATATTATCAACTTCTACATCTTTAATCTCAATTCCATTTCCATTAGGTTTTTTCATTTCAAATATTTGATAAGTTTCAGATCGGTCGTTTAACTCTAAAATCTGATTTCCATTGTCAAATTGTGTGATTACTCCGACTTGTAACCATTGTGTCTTTTCCTCGTTGTTTAATGTGTACTTTTTTGGTCTCACTACGTTAAACTTTTTCATTTGTTTTATATTATTAATTAAATTATACGCTTGTAATGTGCTTTTAATAGAACTTCTGTTATAACAACATTTCCTTTATTTTCTTTTGATAAATATTTTTTTAATTGTTTTTCAACTAATTTATAAGTATCTTTACTTACTTCTA